CAAATAATCGCCACATCAGGCCGATACTCGCGCACTTTTATGGCGATAGCGCAGCCGCCGCAAAAAGGCTCGACATACGTGCCCCCAAAAGGAATATACTCAACAATTTTCGCGGCGATCTCTTTCGCCAGTCGTACCTTACCGCCTAAATATTGCATAAGTCTCACCTCTTATACGACCGGCTCCGGATAGCAGCGGCAATTCGGCAGCGCGCCGGCATGGCCGGTCAGACCGTCCAGCGTGGGCGGCTCGCTCCACTTGACGAACTGCCCGTCCATCGCCGCGTGCGACGGACGGACGCGGCCGTCGTCGGCCGTGCGCCAGATATAGCCCTCGCTGCCGATGCTGACGGCACGCGTCTGCGTGAGGATCGTCGTCTGCCGGCTGACTTCCGTGCGGGCGATCAGCTCGGCACGGCTCTGAGCCACGCTGCCGCGTGAGGCGATGTACTCGCTCAGCGCTTCGTGGCGCGTGCCGGTCATTGCCGCCGCCTGCGCGGCCGTCTCGACCTCAACGGCGATGTCGAGCGGGATCGAGGTAATCAGCTTCGCGCCCTCCAGCGACAGATCGCGGATCGCTATCGCGACCGCATCGCGCGTGTAGAGCGTGTGCAGCCGCTCGGCCATCTTTGCACCGAGCTCGCGCCACATGCCGAGATTTTGCTGATCGCTCATCTCGACGATTTTGAGCATCACGTCCTGCGCCCAGGGCGCGAGCAGCTGCGCATACTCCTCAAGCGCATAGACGACGCTCGTGGCGTCGGCGCCGGTCGAGGTGATACGCGCCACCTCTTTGGCGACCTGTTTGCAGCGACGGCGCAGCTCGCGCTCTGTCGAGCGCCTGGGTTTAAATGGCATTGCTCAGCACCGCCGTCGCCGAGGGCGGTGGTGTGCCCTCGGCCTCCTTGACGACATCCTCGGTCACCGCCTGCCAGCGCGTGGTCAGTGCGCCGCGCAGCTGGAGCTCGCGCAGTGCCGTGGGGGCGTCGATCAGGCCGGCCGTGTACGCTGCCGTGACGCTGGCCGCGTCGGTGCTGGCGACGTTGGCACGGTCGATCTCGGTCAGCTGCCAGAGGGGGACGAAATTAAACGACACTTCGGCGGGCATCGGCTCGCCGAATCGGTCGCGATAGACGATCTGCAGCAGTTTGGTCAGCGGCTCGCGCAGCTGCGCCTCCTGCCGGCGGAGAATGCCGTCGTAGTACGTTTTTGTATCCGCCTCGCCGGTAGCGTTGAGGCCGGCCGGCGACTGACCGAAAAGTCGCGTCAGCGGGATGTCGGCCGCGCCGCTGAGCTGCTGGCCAAACGACAGCAGCACCTGATCGAGGCCGGCGAAGCTGTATGAGGTCGTCGCGAACTGATCATCCGCGTCGAGCACCGTCATGCCCTCACTGCTCTGCAGCGCGCGGATCATGCCGATGTTTTTAGCCAGGGCGATCTGCGCCGACTCCGGGCCGCCGAGGATCTGACGCAGGCCCTTGATCTGGATCGTGCGCAGGTAGGCTTTGTCGATCAGGCTGGCCGCTCCGGCACTCGCTGTGTCAAAAGCGACGAGGCGATCGAGCAGGCGCTCGACGACCGACAGTCCCCACGACTGCTCCATCACCGCACGGCTGTGCGGCGCCTCGATGCCGAGAAAACGCAGCAAGCGACTGTGATGCACGCGAACGTTAAAGCCGAGGCGGCCGCTGACCTGCAGCGCGCCGTACTGCGACGGATCCACGATCCGCCAGTAGACCGGCAGGCCGTAACTCGGGCCGAGTGCCTGGATCGTCTGTGACCAATCCGGCCACAGCTGCCAGCGGTCGTAGGTCATGAGCCCGCGGAAGCTGCCGCGCGTGATCGTGTCCAGCCGCAACGGCTCGGCCACGTCCTGCCCCTCGATCATGATCAGAGACGCAGCACCGCCAAAAAGCCGCGCCCATGTGAGCGCGCTCTGCAGCGCCGTCCAGATCTTGAGCCGCGAGAGAGCCGAGTCGATCAACTCGATGCGCTTGGGCACCGGGTCGCCGGTGATGGCGATGCCGGATCTGATCATGTCCTCCGGGATCGCGCCGACGACCTTGCCGACGATCCAGCTCTGGCAGTACATATCGACGAGCACCTGCCACGTCTGTGTGAGCATCTGCATGGGCTTGTACTCCGTCGCGCTTTGCAGATTGGGCGCGCCCAAGCCGAGGCGGCTCATAAAGTTGACGAAATCATCTGCCTTGGCTGTGCCCTTGGCTGCAGGCGCGGCCGGCTGCGTCATGGCCCTGTTATGTTTTTTACGCATGGTCTCACCTGCCTCCAAAAGCATCCAGCATCTGCGCCACAGGGTCGCCGCCGCGGATGAGGCGGTTGAGCGCGTATCTCAGAGCGTCGATGCAATTGTGTACGAGGATTCCATCAGCAAAAAATTCGTGCTGATCCTCGACTGTAATATCAAATACTCGCTCGAGCCTGCTCTGAGCGCAGACGCCCTGCACAGGCACGCGAACAAGTGACGGCTTTACTGTATTTATTAACCGTGTAGGTTTTACCGCAGACGGGACACACCCTCTGCTCATCATCGAGATGCTGTTTGCGTCGCCATGCTGATTTGCAAGCGTTCGAGCAAAATTTGTCACGATTGCCGATAGCATGAGGCAAAAACACCTTGCCGCAATACGCGCACGTTTTCGGTTCGGGCTTAAAGTCCTTGTAAGAAAGACCGCCGATTTCTTTGTGTTTCGCGCGGCCTTCCGCGCTTTTATGCCATGCCTTTGTGAGCGGTCTAACGCGGTCAAGATGATTTTTTTGCTCTTCCAACCGTTCAGCGGTATATGGGTGTTTATGCACATGTTCAGCGGCGGAAAGACATTCCAGATTTTCAAGCGCGTTGTTGTTTGGATTCCCGTCCTTGTGATGAACGTGGAAGCCCTTCGGGATCGCACCATGCGCCTGCTCATAAATATATCGATGCAAGTATTTTGCGCGAACTTTGCCGCTTTCGGTAAAAGTGCGTTTGTAGTAGACGCGATCGCTTCGGCGTCGTGCCTCCGGGTAACAATTCCAGGTATAGCCGTCATACTCGATTGATTCGCAACGCATAGCAGTACATCATCCTCCGTGACACTCTCCGCAGGGATAAAGCCTCGAGTGATCGTATAAATAAGATGATCTGGAGTGCAGCTGAGCGAATAGCCGCCCGCACGGATCCTTACCACCGCGCGGGACTCGCCCGTAACTCCGGCCCATAAAACACGCTTCCATCCAGCACGTGTTAAAACACGATCGGATGTTGTGACCTCTTCCACAGGGATCTTACCGCGATCGGTATAAATCAACGATCCCTCTGCAATGCAGTGATTGTCCTTGTCTACGATCCGCGGCAGGATCTCCTCCGTCCGCGGATCGACCTTGTATGAATAGCTGCCGAACTCATGCGCGGTGTGCTTGCAGCGCTCGTGGATCACGATGCGCCGGAACGACCGCAAAAACGCGATGCCGTCCTCAATGCTGCCCGTCCACTTTTCGGCGGGAGCGATGTTAAAACCGTGCTGCGCCACATAGCTGATCGTCTCCGGCCGGGCTGAGTCGGCATAAATCGGCCAGCGCCGCGACTCTGGCACCTCGTCAAACATGGAGCGCCCCGGCTCGCCCGGCTTGCGTGCCAGATCGTCGATGTCTACCTGCACGCCGTAGGCTTCCTGGTCGATGTACAGCGTGTCGGCCAGGATGAAACACCTGATCAGCACCGACGGATCGCGGCTGAAGCCCCAGTCTGCGCCGAAGTAAAAACGCGCATCCGGCGGAGTGTCGAACGCGCGCACCTCGAATTTGTCCTTGAAAACGAGCGCATCAGTCATCGTGATGCACTCGCCCTCCCAGACATGTTTGTATCCTTCCGGATCCACCTCAAGCATGTATCGCCGTTCCGCTTCCAGCGCCGCAGGGAAAAACGGATTGCTGTCGTAATTGACCTTTTTGACGATGCTGTCCGGCCGCGGATGGATCACAAAGTCATACGTCGGATCGTCGAGCCGTTGAGGATTGAAGCTGATCCAGATCTCACTGCCGTCTTTGCGGATCGTCGGCAGAAGCACCTGCCACGACTCGGCGCTTACATTTTGCGCCTCTTCCACCCAGCAGATATCGATGCCCTCTTTGGACTTAATCTCCTGCACGTTATGATGGAGGCCGCAAAACATAAACTCGGTGCCGTTGCGGCCCGTGATGCGGTCTTTCGTAATCGTATAAAACGATTCCCAGCCGTATCGGTGAATAATGTCACAGAGCAGCTTGTGCACGCTGTCCGCTATGCTGTTTTGGTACTCACGCGCGCATAAAAAACGCAGCGGCCGCTGCATCCCTTTGATCAGCTGGGCTGATCCGAAATTCCAGCTTTTGCCGCTGCCGCGTCCACCGTGAAAAACTTTATATCGCGCCGGCAAAAAGAGCTCTTTATACGCTGCCGGTATCTCGACTGTCGTCATGCGTCCACAAACTTGACCGTGACCGCATCGACCAGCGGCGCACCATCCCTGCCGGTGATTTCCTGGCGCTCCACAAAGTCCGCCTCAGATTTACCCAGTAGCTCGGCGGCCTTGAGCCGATCACGCATCTGCTGCTGTTTGTCGCGCATCACCGACGACCAGAACTGCTGCCGCTCGGCGCGGCTGGCGATCAGTGGCGTGCAGCGGACCGTCTCTCGACTCTTGAGCTCTGCGATAATCGTAGGTTTTTGCATGTTTTCGCGGCCGATCGCAGCTGCTGTTTTGGGAGAGTAGCCAGCCGCGAGCGCAGCTTTATGCGCATTGCCATCATAAGCTTCGACAAAGCGCTGCTGTTTAACTGTCAACCCTTTGACCTTTGGCATACTCTCACCTCACATCCGGACATAATAAAGAAGAGCCACACAGCGCAAGCCGTACGCTTGACCGGCGCTGTATGACTCTCTCTCTTAAGGAGGCCGATTCGCATCGTGGGACAGAGCGGCGTGCGTGCTACTCTTACCTAGATCGTTCGACGATAACACGATAACATAAAATCCCTAATTATCAAGCCCCGCATGATGCATCATATCATGCTCACATCATGCTCACAACGTGATCATTTTAGCGCCACGCGCGCGATCCTCCGCGGCACCATATGCCGCCATCGAACCACCGTCGGCACGCTGATCCCTGACTTGTCTGCGATCGACCGCAGCGTCCCACCATCGCCGCGCCACTGATCGCCCGTGCTCACATGGATCACGTGCAGACGGTAGACGGCCCACTGGAGCGGATACATGTCGCGCACTTCTTGAGTGGCTGCCACGATCCTTTCCCAGCCCACCGCGTCGATCGGATCCGTCAATGCGAGGATCTGCGATACCGCGGCGCTCACATGTTCACCGCCCGAAGAGCTACCCGGCGTGCTCACCTCTGCCGCCGGCGTCCACGTTGCCGCGGCCACCAGCTCGTCATGCGACGGCTGCGGCACATCACCCATCAGCGCCGACAGCCCACGCGGACACCGCCGTGCGATCGTGTCGATGGATCGCGCCAGGTTAGTGATCGTGACCATCAGACGCCTCCTTTAATGCCGACAGGATCAAATGCGCTAAATTTATAGCACTCGTCTGAGACATCGTAACTCCAAACGTACTTTTAGGATTAGGTATTAGCGAGTATCCTCCCTCGGTCGTATAAAAGTGATCAATAAAAAAATTGATCTGTCGTGCAGGTGTCGCCTCTACTCTAAATTCGATCCTATCCGGTGCTATTGGGAGCTGGTGCCATGACGAATCTATCAAGCGTTTTTTTCGTGGCTTCGTTCGTTTCGGTGCAGGGTCAAACTCCACGTTCATTGCCATCTTCCTCCGCTCGCCGGTTCCACACCTCTGCTGCGTCTTCTGGCGTTAAGTATACGCTCGTCGCCGGCATGATCTTACAGTCGGCATTCAGACACCTGACATCATACCGCCCAAAATAATCCGGACTCAGGACCGGCTCCACGCCGCAAAACGGGCACGGTTTAAGCTCCACCATGGGCATCCTCCTCATAGCACGCCAGCAGCGCCTCAGCCAACGCACGCAGGTCCGGATCCGCGCGGCGCAAGTAAATTATCGCTTGCCAATGAGCAACATCCGAGATCAAGATTCTAGCTATTTTCTGCCCACAGGTAACTCGTATAGTATGCAGGCATTCGTCGACGCAAATAAAATCATCCTTAGTCGTCACCATGTCCGGCCTCCCATCACCCATCACTCGTCCTCCTCTCGCGTCAT